ACTAATACGATAAGATCATTACCCTCTTTTGCCGTAATTGGAGCCTTGGAAAAGTCATGAGTTGTGGCTGTGGTTGTCGAATCAACCGATGCGGCACTCCAGATTTGTGTCTCTGTATTCAAGATTGGATCCCACTCAATAATTTTCACCATATCTATTGCTGCGGTTCCAACATCAAGTACGTGTTCAAACTTATTTATCTTTACGCGATGTCCTTCTTTGCCCATAATACCTTCTGCTGTTCTGTCATATGTACATCGAATTGGGAATGTGAATGTAGTTGTAGTGTCCAACTTAACATCGTATCCTACTTCTCCAAACTTTACATTTGAAGTAAGGGTTCCATCTACTAGGTTACTAGCTGTTGTTAAGGTAGAACGTAAACCATCTAATATTTTACATGTCCATGTACCTGAAGCATTTATTGCATCAGCTACAGTACCTAATGTTCCATATGTTGCAAATGGGACACTAGTAGTTCCTGCGGAATCAATTAAAACGATTCCTACTGCAGTTGTAACAATAACACTTGTTACTGCAAGTCCTGAAGTATTCGAGATTCTTAATGCCGTAGGCTCATCTTCTGTATAACGGATAGATGTAGTTTGTGCATTTAGAGCTCTCATTTGTAACGAATTTAAACTAGCCATAATATTTTTATTTTAGTTATCAGTCATTGACCCGTGACCTAATCGGAGGTCGGGACGACGGGGGGCTCGATTGCCCCCCAGCCCGCCTTGCCTTTGATTTATTCTCCCAAAGACAACGAGGAGATTCAACTTAACTTAACTTAACTTTAGCTTGTTACTCCTAACAAAAGTGAGTGCTTAGAAGCTTGCTCTCTTTGTAGTCCGCATTCTGTTAGGTATTGATCTACCTGTCCGTCTGCGTCTGGAGCTTGGATGTTTGTTTGGAGACTTGTATCACGGTTATTTAAGTAACGGTAAACAAATGATTCCATATCCAATGTGAATGCATAACCTGCGTAATCTTGAACAAACAATGGGTCATGAACAATATTGATTGTACCGAAGGCAGTTACCCATGTTGAAATTTTCATTCCATAGGTTGTGTCTAGAGGCTTTGTCAAAATTTGACCGCGTGCGATTTCATTGATTGCTTGAAGAACTATACCACCAGCAAACATAACTTTCTCGTTGTTTCCATAAGTGAATGTCTCGCGAAGATATGTATTTAGATCTGGAGCCGTCAATGGTCCGCCTTGATTCTGGACATATGAGTTACCAGCTGCAATAAATTCTGCGATTCCACCTGTACCACGCTTGATGTGGCCTTGTGCGCCTGTGAAATTTGCTGTCTTTTGACCCCACCAGAAAGCTCGTTCGATATCAAGAGCGTGTTCTGTTCCTTTCTTTGCTCTTTGATAAGGTAAGTCTTTACCACCATAGAGGTTTGCTTCCTTTTCGGTGTTTGATAGTGCGATTGTCGTCTTGAAGATCTGAGTGTAGTTCGTTTGTGGAGTTACGCGTGTTGAGTTAACAGCACGTGCACCACCATTTTCTTCGTTGGCGTTACCAACAATGAACAAACCGTCTCCTGCTAGAGGAGTTGCTGCTGCAGTTGTACCGAAAGCACGAGATGCAGAGTTGATTGTGATACCTGTACCACTACCAACAGCATCGATTAACATGTTTTCACCTGTTCGTGCGTTCTTAACAATATCTCCAACTGTGAAGATTTCTGCTGAAGAACTACCTGCACCTGATAGAACAAGTACGATTGTACCAGTTGTACCGGATGTGACAGTAGCAATTTTTGCATAACGTCCACCGTAGAAGTCTTCGAACCATTTGAACTCTGGGTTTCCAGTAGCTCTCTTCATGATTCCTGAGCCCTTCCAAGCTTTTCCGTCCCAAACCTTTCCTACGTTAGTAAGAAGAGTTACGAGAGGGTGTTTGTTAGGTTCAAGTAAGAAGATTTTATCAACTGCATCAACGATTAAACGTTGTTCTGCTGCTGAAACCACAGTTGTTCGTCCTGCGTTTGCTGCTGTCAATGTGATCGCAGCACCTACATCATGGGTAGGCTCCGTGTAATAAGGATAATTGGCCATATATAATTTTTAAATAAACTAATAAGATTAATAATAGAAACGTGTTAAAAACAGAATTTATAGTTTATTTTCATATTTGTGTGTTTGAAACTAGAACGAATTAGGATTCCCTTTATTAGAGATTAATGAATCAATGATAGCTTGGTCATCAGTTCTCATACGAGCTGTCGCATTACCCTGACCTCCTCCCATATTCAATGCTCCATTTTTTTCTGCTTCAGCTTTATCGATTTCTGCTTGTTTGATGGCTTCCTTTTCAGAAAGTTCTCCTTTGACCGCGTAGTATGCAACAGCAATATCTGTTACATCGTGATCATCCAACCATTTATCAACCGCTGCTGCATATTGTGGAAAGTCTGGAGTTCTTCCTATAAAATCATTTACACTGTTTTCGAAAGCTGAGAGATCATCACGTTCCTTAAGTTTTGCGTCAAGGTCGCCTTTAATTTCTTTTGCCTTATCTTCAATGAGTTTTGATATTTCCTCAGGAGAAGCACCTTTATAACCTTCCTTCCCTAACTCTTGTTTAACTTCATCTTGCGCTTTTTTGACAATTTCAGCATCTCCGATAGTTACCTTGCCTTCCATTGCTGCTTTAGCTAGGTCTGCTGTGATATTCCCATCGATGATGGCTTGTACGATTTCAGGACTCTTATCGAGTTTGTCTAAGAGAGGAGCAATATCAGAAAAGAACTTTCTATATTCACCCAACTCTTCCCCCTGTCTTCCCACAAGGCTTTCTAACTCCTTGTGTTGTTGTGGATCAATTGTCTCCACTGGTGGTGTCTGCCCAAAACTGTTAGGATTAACATTTGGAACACCTGCTCCCTGAGGGCTCCCCGCATTAGCGGACCCGTCTTCAAATAAATTTTCTGCCATAATATTTTTTATTCATAATTAGCTATTAATAAACCGACTGAGCTCAAACGATTACTTACTACGTCTACTCTTTCCAAATTTCTTATCAGAAAGCTTTTTAGCAATCTCTGTTAAATCAACACCATCCTTTTGAGGTTCCTTCTTAAGCTTGAGAAGGGCATCAGCAATGGCTGTACTTACCGGAGTCTCTGACGTTTTTTCTATATTTATATTCATAATTATATATATTATCTATTAACAAAATTCTCAATTGATTTTGAAACCTCTGCTACATTAGACTTAGTTCCATTCTTAAAAGTGTCTTTTTTAGCTATCAAAGAATCTGCTCTCTTCTTTTTAAGTTTTCCAACAATATCTGGGCCAATGGACCCAGCGGGTTTCGCCCCCAATAAATCGGGTTGTGGATGAGAAACCATTTTTCCTTTATCTATCATATTAAGTTAATGACTTCAGGTATTTAAACTTATAAAGTGCCGCCAACATCTCGTCCCTGATATTGAGAAGCGCGGTATCTCTGACTGCTATCCCCTTTAGATAATCAATCAACTTGTCTGGATCAACGACCTTTGAAACAGTTCCGTTAAATGTCGGTCTTTTTCCTTCGTTCATGCCGACGCATGTTTCCACAAACGTATCTAATGCCTCTTCTAGGCTGGCTTGGGTCATCTCAACTGCTTTATGTAATTCATAACTGGTCGTCTCCCAATGTGTCAGACGAAGCCCCAAACAAAAGTCTTGGACATTATTTACAAATTCAGGAAGAGAAAAACCATCTCCTGTAACAATCTTTGACAATATTCCCTTTTTTAAATTTGTGTTATCCATGATATTTTTTTAAAATCTTTTTTAACATCTTTTTTCGACCACTCACATCTACCTTTAATCTACCATCTTTCTTTGATTCAGCTGTAGTTGTTGGCCCGGAATAATTTAGTTGTGTATTATTAGAATCCACTGAATTTTGCCTTCTTTATTGCTGTTTTTATTAATTTGACCTTTGTTACCTTAGGAACCTTTGTTTTTACATACTTACTAAAATTCAAATTTTTAAAACTTTTAGGAGTAAAATTCTTTGGAGCTGTTTTTGATATTTTAGGCAAAGATTTACCTTTTGCCATTTTAGCAAACTTCGCACTTGTTTTAGGTAAACCCGCTGCTTTTAATCTTGAATATTTTGCCATATATTTTTATTATATCATAAGTTTAATTAATAATTAAATTACTCCGTATGCTCCACCCAACTCATCAATATTTTTTTCCTGTTTTACTTTCGGATCTTCGGATTTTTTTGACTGGAACTTTAGAGAGAGAACTGCATCCTGGAGGTCCAACATTCCTGTTATGGCTCCTTGATATCTAGCTATCTCTGTCGGAGATTTCACTGGGTCGAGAGTTAAGAAAGAATCTTGTATCACCGCGATTCTCTCCTGCTCATACTTTAATATCGCGAACCAATAAGGTGTTCCCTCTAATTCCTTTAAAAGAACTTTCATATCATCCGTAGACATCCCCCTTACGCGTGCGCGTATCTCTTCGGTAAAGTAATTTCGTATTTCATCATTGTTTTTATTCATAGTTTTATATTATTTGTTATTTTTTAAATATTTTTCTTTTTAGGGACGTCCTTTAAATATTCTGGTTTCTTCATTGGATTAGGTATCCTAGGCTCACCTAATGGATGAACTGGGGCAACTGGCATTTTCGGGAGTTTTCGGAAACCATAAGCAGGAGCTTGTGCAGGAGGAGCTTTCGTTGCTAGTTTCTGACCCTCTGTTTTTGCAATAGCTTTTGCTAAAACTTCTTCCTTAACCGTTTTGGGTTTAATTATAGACTTAATTTTATTCATATTCCCCTTAAAATTCTCTTTTATTGCTTCTCCTGCCCCCATTGCCCCATAAATAGCTCCTTTGGTGCCTGCCATTATAGAATCTGGAAACATATTTTTATTAATCCCTGAATCTTTCCTATATTGAGCCATATTACTTCCATAAGCTTCCTTAAAATTCTTTTTTGTATGGTCACCTATATTTTTAATACCGGCTTTTAAATCTTCTTTAAGCCCTCCTTTTCCCGTGTATTTTCTCAGAATCTCTCTTTCCTTTACCTTCGGACTACCAGCCTGGACAGCTCCTTCAGCTGGCTTCATTTGATATTTACCAGACTGAGCTGTTAACCCGTAAGTTGGATAATTCCCCTTCATTATATTCCCAATCATTTTTCCTGTTCCTTTTAAAACATCATTTCCTGTAGCTGGAAACATTACTTTTTTATAACTTTCATTTGAATTACGTTTATCTCTTTCTAACCTTGACATTGCATTTTGAAGAACTCTTTTGTATTTACTCATATTATTTTCCCTTTTGAAGGCTTGATGCCCTATTCACCAGTTGGGATTCTGGGTTACTATTAATATCATGTATACTTGTATTTGTATTTACTCGACCAATTAATCCTCCTTGACCTGCCCTATTCATCCCCCTTGGATTCGAAGTTGGAAGAGGTAATCTAGCTGCTGTTGGAGGAGGACCTCCAGCATTAAGTAAATTTATAGGGGAAGATGCTTGTGCAAATGGAGATGGAGCAGGACCCCCTGTTCCACCACGCAACATCGCCAAAGCCTGTCTTGCCACATCTGGTGAAATAGTTTTCATTCCTGCTTGTGGCGGAGTTAATTGAGGGGCTCCTCCTGCTATCATAGCGGCAGGATCTTCTACTGGAGCTGGTGCCATTGGCATTCCATCTGGTCCAACTTGAGGAATTGGTTGTCCGTCTGGTCCTAACTGAGGTTCTGCAGCTGCTTCTTCTCCTTTTACAATAGAATCAAGAGCCCAGTTCCAATCTACGAGTATCTTCTGAGTAAGTTTCTGAGGATCAACGAATGGAAGATTAATAAGAAGCTGGAAGAGATCCATATCCTGTTTCTTCTTGATATCTTGTTGCCCGGCAATAGAAGGAAGAACTGACGCCTTATAATCAAAACTACCCATTAAGTCATCTTTTTGAATAAGTGGGAATAATGCCTCCCCATCATCTCCGACAATTCGGATTATCATATCTTTTGTAAAGAACTGACGGGACATATCCATCCAATAACGCATAAGTATAGAAAATCCATCTCCGAGGTGATTTACGAAGAGACGGACACGTTCTAGAGTTGATTCGCGTAAGTGTCGGACTTCTGTTGCAGAACTTGCTCCTCCGCCCGCGCCCATTGAGAAATCGTCAACGCCGGATGCGTAACGCATGTCAGCCTTAAGTAAGTCTTCTTCCTTGTAAGCACTAGCCTTGATATCGGAGAATTGAACTTCTCGAACCCCATTTGGATCTACGGAGTAGATTATACCGAAAGGACGGGTTACGAGTTCCTCTTTGTTGATATTTGCTAGTGGGTTAACGATCCACATCTTGTGAATAGACAAAGTAGCAGAGTCTAGACGCTGGTTCTTTATCATGTTCATCATAATCTGAGGGTTCTCAAGTATCATAGGAAGTCCATACCTTCAAATTCACCGGGAATTTTTAGATATGGGAAGTCGATGAAGGTAGCCTCCTTGAAGTCATAAGGGATAGGCATCCATCCTTTATCAAAGATTGGAGTGTACCCTCCGCCTACGTGGACGGAATACATATCGTTATATGGTTGAGTCCATTCAAAAACTTCATACATTTGAAGCTCTGGATCACCGAAAGTATTATATTTATCACTACCATAGCCAAAAGACCCATAAGTTGGTCCATTAAACGTATTTATACCATTAAAAGTGTTGATCCCTTTGACTATAAGTTCTTGATTTTGTTTAACTTGGGTTCGAATAGAAGCATAATCAGTCAAATCTCCTCCTGGGTTATTCAAAGCTAACTCTAATCTCTCTGGATCCGCATTAGGGTATTTCCTAATTATCTCAGGTTTTGTTAAGCAAAGTCTTTTTAGCCAGTATTGTTTGCTGAGGCGGTCTGTATTGTGCCAGTCGTACATAAGCGAGTAGTTATCTACCCATTCTGCGCAAGGTGCATCATAAAAAGTCTTCTTCTCCGTCTTCCAAACATATTTTTTCTTTAATAAATCTTGTGTTTTAAGGAACTTCTGTTCGCGAACATCTTTTTTCCAATAAGCTTGAAGATACCCTGTTCCAAAGGTCAAAGAGGAACGGACAACGTCCTCGACAACCCTATCCATATGGGCTATTTCCCAGGTATAGTCACAAAGCTGTTGTTGTTTTTCTGCTTTAGGTTGATCGTCAGCCGTTCGTCCTTGGACACTAAAATCTGGTCGTGCATCTAGCACACGAGGCATGAGAGTTTCGACAACTGCCTGAACATAAGGGACAAAGATATTTGACTGCCATGACTTAATTTGTAATTGACGGTCTCCGTTATAGGCTATGTACAATTTGTACGACCTATCTAGACGAGGTTTAATGATACGCAAAAAATACTGACGTGCATCCATCATCTGCAACATAAATCTAGATTGAAATTCAACCTCATTTTGTCCGTAGTTGGATGGATTGTAAGTATTGTAACGAGTATACTTGTTGGGTTTTAATTCATACATAATGTTATTTTAATATTTTACCATAGTTCTTAAAAATAATATATTAATATCCAATAGCTGGAAGATGGTTAGTATAGTTAAGTTGAGTCATTGGCTTATCCGACATCACCTTGAACCCCTGACAAGCAATAGCCGTTGAAAAAATACAGTCATCATGGTAACTATCCATTGCCACCATGTTGTTTGCGTCGTTGAAGACAAACACAGTCATTTCGTCAACAGTTTCCTTACTATGTATAATTATATTATCCTCTCTCGTCATTTGTTCAAACTCATCAATAAGGATAGGTCGGGTCACTTTTGTTGTTTTCCACCCAAGTTTGTCACTCCAAGGATTCCCTATCGTGTCGAATCTAGAAGGTCTAAAATATAAAGACGGATAAAGCATTTGCTTTAAAACATTTAGAACCACGTTTCCATGGGCTTCTGCTTCTACTACCATCAGAGCATTATTATAGCTTCTCCCTATTTTATCTAGGACCTTAGCAAATCTATCAGGAGCAATATGCCCTCTCCAAAAAGCCACCTCTTCCCCAGTCCTTCTATCCAAAACAGTGGCGACAGCGTAGTCTCCACCAGTCACTCCTTCGGAACAGTCCGCACCGACAGAATAAAAATGCCCTGGCTCCTTAGGTTTATAAATTCTTAACCCTTCTTCTTCTTTTACAATAAACTCAGATCCGTCTTCTAGTTTTACTTTATCCCCAACCTTCAATTCATAACTTCTCTGTTTAGCGATTGCTTCTGGGGTAAAGACAGACCGTCCAGAAATCAAAAACTCAAGCGCGTAGTTGTTATTAAAACTACGAGGATTGTTCATTCTCTTTTTTATTGTTTCAATTTCCGCTTCTGAATAATTCCACCACCATCCATACTCCTTTTTTATATATCCATTGTCTGAAACCCACATTCGATGGAAATAATCTCCCACAGCTCCTGGGGATGATTCAATTATAATTTTTCCTGTTACCGGGACAGAAGCTTCAATCGTAACCATCTTCTCTTCGGCTTTATCCCAGAAAGGTAACTCCGTAGCAAGAAGATAGTTGATCGTATATCCACGACCTACGTTTTCAGTAGAAGGAAGAACGAGAATCTTTGAGTCCCATTTAGGAAAAGAAATCTCATATTTAGAGTTATAGTGAATAGTTGGTTTGATTGCGTCAGGCGTTGTTCTATAAAAAGTTTTAATCTTATCCAAAAGTTCGGCAGTAAGGTCATTGTTATATCCAACCAAAGCTGAAGTGACTCCCGCTGTTGTAATTGTCTTATGATAAAAAAAACCAGTAACAGCTGTAGAGAATCCGATCTGGCGGGCCTTCATGATTATAATTCGATTATATTTTTGTATCGTATTAAAAATATCTAATTGAGCTTGCTTTAAAATAAAGGGTTCCAACCCTTTTCCTTCCTTCCCTTTAATTCTACAAAAATTTTCTAAATAAAATCTTGGGTCTGCAAGTTGTTCAACGCTTGGACTAGTCATAAAGTTTTTTGGTTTCAACATTAGCCTTTTCTTTGGCTAATCTTAATGCTTCTGGCATTTCTGGCTCAATAACAGTATATTCTGCAATTTCTTTTTTTATACCCTCCTCCTCTTCTTCTTGCCTAATCTTAAGCAGGGCATCTTCCCATGTTCCTCCACCAATCGAAGTATCGTCATATTTATCAAGACCGATCGACTTCAACAACATATTAAGCCCCGCCAATCTATCAGAAGATTTTTCTGCTGTGTCTATTTCTTTCTTTATCCCCTTAGCCACATAATCAAAAGTAATACCAAGTTTTGCCAAAGCAGCATGATACTCTTTTCTCATTACGATCTTATCAAGAGTTCTCATAACTTCTGCCACCGTCTTCACTCCAATAATCTCTCTCAACTTTTTAGGATCCTGAGTTACTCTTAATGCCTTCAATAACAATATTTGTTGGGCAGTATTTTGGTTGTTATATGCATAGTTTCCCTGAACAAAAACTACTGGTTTCAATTTATTCATACTCTTTTTTTACCACGTTTAGTTACTAAACTTTTACTATTATTTTTAATATAAAAAGGGAAATTTCTGTCTATCGTCTTTTTTATCGTATAACGAGGATGCCCCAATTCATCATTCATTGAACAAGCATAATTAATTACGTAATCCATAAAATTAGCATAAGACATATTTTGCTTATCAGCAAAACTTAAAATTTCCATTCGCTCCTCCATTTGATGGACCGGGATAAAAAAATCTACAGAAATATTTTTAAAAGGATATTGGTAATAATCTGGATTTTCGAAAGGATTTTCTGATTCGAAATCAGGAAAAATCTCATCAAAATATAATTCCAATCTTGAAAAGAATTTTCCCCTAGTCATTATTTGAATATCCTTACCGACTTCTCTCCTCAACAATTTAACAAAGGCGCTATTTAAAAGTGGAGAGTTCTTTTGCATCGGAAGAATCGTTTTTTTACCATAATATGTAAATTTTCTTCTCAACCAGGATAATTTAACACACCCATTAAACAATTGAATGTAAAAATCTGTAAGAAACTCTTTAAAGGTAGAGATATAATCATCTAACTCCATCATTCCAACTGATACCTCATCTAAATTAAGTTTTCTTGCTACCTTGGGGATATCAGAAGAAAAAACGTCTTCATATGTTTTGCTGAATTGTTTCATCTTGTTGTATATTCATATCTTCTGGATTAACTCCAGGATTTTGGTTAACTTCGCTTGTATCGTCTTCTAACAAAGATTCCAGAGCTGATTCTATCTTTTGAGATAACTCCGGATCACTATTTTTAATACTATCCAAAAAATCTCTAACCTCATTTACATTATTAGGATCTATCCCCATAGATTGGAATAAATCAAAAACTTCTTTTAATGCGATACTCTTTTGTTCCATCAAAGTTTCTGCATTTGCAGATCTTTGACCTTTAATAGAAGCGTATCTTTCTTGAATCTTATTCATTAAAGCCTCTAAATTATCTCTCATCATTTCTTGTGACATCCCACCTTCTACGGGGGTAGGAGCACCTCCTACTTCTGGAGGAGAAGCTGGAGCCGGATTAAATTCTTGTGCTTGTGGATCCATATTTTTAAAAATTATTTTAATAAAGTTTTTTGACTTCTATATTGTACCATACGTCAGTAAATAAAAAAAGTCCCCCGATAGAGAAGGGAACTTTTTTATGAGATCTATTTTATTTTGACCCCTGCTAGAGTTCCTGAGCTTGTAGTCAGTAACGACTTTAAGAAAGAAACAAAGACGGTTAGAAAGGCCATGACTCCTGTGTTTGCAAGAGTCTTCCAATCTAATCCAAAAATACTTTTAGCTGCAATAACTTCTAAAATTACAACAACCAAAGCCATTATTATACCCATAGCTAACGCTTCTTTTACATCTACCCAGTTTACTCTAAAGAATTTTGACATATTTTATTTAAATTTATTATTTAACGCTATTAATGTTTTCGGCCCTACTTGAACCCCGTAATTGTGGGATCCAACGTATTTTCTCTGAAAATCCAAAACAGCCTTACGAGTGATTGGTCCATACAAACCATCGACAACTGCGTTTTTTGGAAATAACGCAATGGTTTGCAATGCTGTTTGCAATGCCTTCACATCTTCTATACTGTTCTTTGGATCATTGAATTTCATATATTTATCCCAATGATAGTGGAAATCGGCGGTAATGTCCACCTCTTTTACAAGAGAAAG